TGCCCGCCTCAGTCTCAAGAAACCGCCCCGAACCGATCGGCACCACCTCGGTGATCGCAAGACAGGCATAAAGATTGGGCACGAAATAGGTGCCGTTCGCTGTCATGTAACGCAAGCCGGCAGCCGCCAGCGTGGGCGACGGACTGTTGAGCGTCGCTGTCGCCGCTTTGCACACGGCGGTGCTGTCGTCATGTCCCCAGATAACGGTCGCTGGAGTGAGGGTGAGCGAGACCGACGGCGCGCGCGCGACGGTGATGGTGTAGGGATTGGTCACGCCGGCGATCGTCGTGACGAAGCCGTTTATTTTGTCGAGTGCTTGGCCGAGATAGATCGACTTTGAGATATCAAGCGCCGAGAAGCTCGGGCCAACCGTGACTGTTTGTGTGCCGCTGACCGCGGCGCCGACGGGAGCCAACACCGCGATCTGGGGCGCCGGAGCAGCACCGCCAGCGCAATCGATAATCGTGGTGTATAGAGTGGTTCCCCCCGGCCCGGCTCCGGTGATCGAGATTGGCTGACCGGCCATGTTGAGCTGGCAAAAGGCCGATCCCGTGCCGGACAACGTGATCATGTTAGACCACTGCGTCGGACCGCCGCTGTTGCCCGCCGTCACTGTGCCGACGAAGACCTGGGGCTGCGGGAACACCACGGTGGTGGTCCCATTGTAGGTGATCGGGAAAACGGCCTCCTGGCCGTCGCCGAACGAACTGAAGTCCTCCGGCCCATAGGCGCGCGGGACTGCGTGGATGTTGAGACCGCCGCCGTAGCCAAACGGCGCCGCCGCCGTCGTGGTGTCCCCCCGCGACACACCGCACGACAGCAGCAACGCCAACAGGCAAGCCGCGAGATTCAATCTGCGCATGTGGGAAAACTCCGTCTCTGGGAAGCGCCGTCATCACGACGGTGCGGGCAGGCTTTACGGCGTGTTGGCGCCGCCGAACGCTCTCTCGGCCATCCGGTTCCGCGCGGCGTCGATCGCCATCAGTCCGACGCGCTTTGACTCGGCGCTGCGGTTCGGGTCGTTCTCGATGCGCCGCGCCATCTGGTTCTGTGTCGCCTCGAAGCGCTGCACATCGGCCACCAGGGGATGCCGGGCAATCAGCGCTTTGTTCTCGGCGTAGAAGTCCGAAGCCTCCTGCTGACGACCGGTGGTCAACAGGTAGCGGTAGGTGTTGAACGCCCGGTTGATGCCGTCCGCCTGCTCGTAGAGCAAATCGACGTAGCGGCTTTGCGGCGTCGTCTGCGTCGACACCATGCCGCCGGTTGCGAAGTTCCACAGATCCATGGCGGGGCGCGTCGGCACGTCGGCGAAATTGCGTGCGAACCGATCAGCCGTCCCGGCGATCATCGATCCGAGCCAGCCGAAATAGCCGTTCACCAGGTAGTCGATCTGCATCGGCGCGAGGAATCTCCCCTGCGGCCCAGCGATCGCACGAGCCGCCGCGTTCCCCGCAGAGCTGATCCCGCGCGCCAGCAACGTGGTGCCGGAGTTGTACTGAGCCTCCGGCCGCAGGTCCTTCATGCCCTCTGGCACGATCGGTGAGCCGGTGCCGGTTTGGTTTTCCGCGAGGTCCAGCAGTGGCCGAACTATCTGGGGAATCGGGTCCATCGCCATGGTGGTGAGGAAGATCGATCCGACGCTGTGGATGAACCGGCGCGCGGTCATCTCCTGGTTGAAGAATGCCTCCACACCATTGGCCGCGATGCGCGACAGTGCTGCGACTTCAAAGCCCATTGGGATGTGGAACTGCACGCCGCCGAACTTGAACCAGAAGTTTGAATTGCGATCGTTCTCGTCGCGCTTTTTGTAGTCTTCGTCGTCCTGATAGATCGAATCCAGCGCGAGGGTGGCTAGCGTGGTCGCGCCGAGTACCGTGATGACCCTGCGGGTGGCTGATGACGCAACGCGCATCCCGACCGCGACGCTTACATTGCGGTCTGAATCGGCTGCCGAGCGTCCTACTTTGTACAGGCCCTGCGCCCAGGCGTTCATGAACGGCACCATCTGCGTCAGGCCGCGTACGATCGTACCGGCGCCCCTCAAGGTGAAATCCTCCAGGTCGCGCGCAGCAAAGGAAGCCGCATCGTGCGGCACGCCCTCGGCGATCAGTTTCTTGTACAGCGCGAACCGCTGCACGTCCTCGCCCTGCGCAGACATTTCCTTGTAGGCCCGCGCGAAAGTGCCGACGCGGTTCCAGAACGCCTTGATTGCATTCGGCGAGTCCAGCATGGTGGCAAGGTCAGTGGTGCGCACGCCGGTGTCATGGCCGGAGCCAAGCCGCATCGTGCCGCCGCCGGCGATCACGTCGGCCGACGCATCTGAGAGCTTGAGCCGGTTCAACTCCGCGCCAGCGACCGATCGAGCGAGGTTCCCCAGTGCACCGCGGAAGTCCCCCATCCGAAAGCCGGTTATGACGTTGCCCACCATGTTGTAGGACATCGGCGCCGTGGCGATCGCCTGCTCCGCGTCGCGGATCGAAAGCCGCAAAAGGAAGCGCGGATCAGCGGTGACACCGATCGTGAGCCACGTCTTGAACTTGGTCATGGCCCGCATAGGGCCATTGCGGAAGCCACTGAAATCGAGCGCCGTGATGGCGGTGTGGAGCATCGGATCGGTGATCTGAAAGTAGCGTTTCTCGCCGCCGTCCATCACCCACACAACGCCCTGGCTGTCGCGGTTCGTCATCAGGTGCTGGACATCCTGCGCCGTCACTTCACGCGCAGCACCATTGGTGGCCGCTGTATCCAGCACACCACGCGCCGCCCGGTTACGCAGCGACGCGTCGATCATGTGCGACCAGTTGCCGATCGCATTCTGCCATAGGTCGTGGTTGAGCTTTTCCGTGCCGCCCTTCAGCGCCTTGAAGGCGTTCTGCTTGACGAAGCCGGAGGAAATCCGCGCCCCGGCGAAATGTGCGTCACCCTCGGCCTGCCGGTAGAACGGCACGTAGAATGGGTTGGCCAGCAGCGCGTTGGCGTGGCCCTTTTCCAGCAGGCCCGACTCACTCGCGAGGTCAAGCACGTTGCGGTTGAAAAGGTCCAGCTTGCGCAGCGAATCGGCGTAGATCGCTTCCCGGGAGTGCGTGACGCTCCCGTTCGGCAAAGTGTAGTCGAACTCGACCTGGCCGCGGTTGGTGCCCTTGATCGCCGCGATGTCCTCGGGTGACCAGAGGTTTTCCCGGTCTTCGGCAGTGAGGCGCTCGGCACGGTTCGCTGCAACCCACCACAGGAAGCGGTCTTGCTCGCCATGCAGCGGACGCACCAGGAGATGTTCCACGCCGCCGTTGCGGTCGGCCATCGCGTACGCCGAGCCGTTGAACTTCAGCGTGCCGTCGGTCAGGAACATCTCAGTCGCGCCGGCCGTGGTGTTGGCGTTGCGGAGTGCCATGTAGCCGGCCGGATCAGACTCCTTGACGCCGATATAGGGGTCCAGCGTGTAGCGCAGCGTGCGCCGCCAGAGGTCCGCCGTGGCCATCTGCAGGCGCAGGCGGAAGCTGGGCTCGTCATTGATGCGACCAACGCGTTCGTAGGCCGCGAGCTCGTCCGGGGTGTAGGGGGCGATCTCGCGGTCCGCGCCGGTGATGCGGGGAGAGAACAGCGGCCGTTGCGGTGTCTCTGGTGGTCTGAACAATCCCTCATCCGCTGGCTTCACTTCACCACGCGGATTGATGCCGCCACGTCCGGCCTGGTCGCGTGCCGCCTGCGCCTGCACCGCTGCGTCGCCGCGTCCGAACATATCGACCTGGCGCGCGTCGCCGCGGATCGTCGGCTCGCGTTCGGCGCGTGGTTGTGCTTCGGGCGTTTCGCGGCCGAGCAGATCGGTTCCGGCTTGGAGGGGAAGGGGAAGCCTACGGGGAGAGAGCGCTACCCGTCCTGCTTCGCCAGCGACAGCGCCGCCAGCGTCTGCCCCTTGATCCAGCCGTCCCGCAACTGCTGCGCGGACAGCCCCCAGGAATTCTCTTGCGGCTGCGGCTCTTGGGAGATCGCCTGACTTGAACCGTCGTGCGATCCCGGTGAGGGCGTCGCTGACTGGGCCGCGGCGGGTGGCGAGACCAGTGATAACTTGGGACGCTTGCTCATCGGCTGACAATCGCTCCCGGTTAGCGGCGGCGTCAAGCGCGTTCGCACCATGCGCCTCGATGCGGTCGGATTCAGCGACCAGTGTTTGGAATGTCGACCTGTCGCGGGCGAGCTGGCGCGCTGCTTCGTCGAGGATCTTCGCACGTTCCAATGTCACGCTGGAGGCGAACGCTTCTTCACCGAACAGGCCGGCTTGCGTGGTGCCGTGTTCCATGCCGCTCGCCAGCATGTCGCGGATCATGATCTCCGCCTGGCGCGCGTTCTCCGGCTTCGCCTCGGCAAGCACGCGCATCGCCTCGACCTGCTCGGCGGGATCGTTCACCAGACGCCCGACCAGGGCGGCCTGATTGGTCGGCACCACGTCGTTCACCGCCATGCCGAACGCATCGTCGCCGAGTCGGGCGAGTGCCTGTCCGTCGCGCGCGAGTACCGAACGCGGCGGCATCTCCGGCAGCTCGACGCCTGTCCGCGTCGCCTCGCGGAACACCTTGGCGGCGTCGATCGGCGAGCCGGTGCCCTCCGCGATGTTCTTGGCTGCGGCGTAGAATCGCGCTTCGCCTTCGGTGATGCCGTCGGCTGCATCGAGCACGAAGGCGTTGACGTGGATCGGCGGGTGTCCGGCATCCATCAGGCGATTTGCCAGGGCGAAGCGCTGGTGGCCGTCGACTACCCACACCTGCCCGTCCGGGTCGCGCCACACCATTGCGAGGCCCGCAAGCCGCTCATCCCAGGTTGAAACGCCTTGAAGGCGATCGGTGACGCCGTGTTCGTCGCCGTTGGATTTGAACTGGAAGCGGGCGGCGTCCACGCGCGCGGTGCGCGGGTCGATCGACTCGAGCTGGGAGTGTGGGGCTTCGGTGTCGACCCGTTCGTATCCGACGATCCGGCTATAGCCGGCGGGAATCGACTCGAGCTGGGAGTGTGGGGCTTCGGTTGCAGGTTCCTGCAACGGCTCCAGTTCCGGCTCCGCTGCCATCGCCTCACGCGTCGCGCCGATCTCGTTCCTCACGGCTGCCATCTCGGGCGTGTCGCCAGCGGGCCGTAGGGCAGCGTCCAGGCGCGCGCGCACATCGGCAAGCCGGATGGCCGGGGCTGGCGCTAGGCGGTCTGCATCGCCTCCTACGGGCCGCAGGATTGCCGCCTCGGTCTGGCGCAGCAGCGTGGCCTGCGCGGTCGCTGCGGCGGCTTGTGCCTGCTCCTCACCCATGCCGGTCAACCATCGCCGGTAGGTCAATGCCTTCGCTCGCAGGTCCGCACCACGTTCCGCTGTTCCGGCTGCGATCTGCGATGCTGCCTCGGGCGTGATCGGCTGCGGTCCCAAGGTGAGATCGGCGCGTGCCTGTGTGCGCTCAGTCCCGATGTCGGCTAGTTGGCTCTCTACGGCCGCGCGCCGGCGTGCGTCTTCGATCGGGCGCGCCGCCGCTTCGAGCTGCTCCGGCGTCGTGTCGGCCAGCAGCTCGTCGCGCCGCGTCGAAAGCTGCCGGCGATCGGCCGCGCCAAGGTCGGGATTGGCGAGCTGCTGCTCGACTGCGCGCACGCGAGCCAGATGTTCGGCCGCGGCAGTTGCCTCGGGGGGAACCTCTGCGGGTGCCGGCATCTGCGCCAGGGCGGATTGCAGCCCAGCCTCGCGCACGAAGCGGTCCCGCGCTCCCTGGTCCCGCATCGCATCAAGCGCCGCCTGCTCACGCTCAACCGGCGAGCCGAACCGCTCGGCGTACATCTTCGCCAACGTGTCGTGGATGTCGCCGATGTTTGAAACCCAATTCTGAGACACCGTCGGAGTGTCGCCGAACAGCCCGCGCACGGTATCCAGCGCAGTCTTCAGGCCGCTGATCAGCTTGCCCAGCACATCGGCCGCGACCGAATTGCCGAACCGCTGCTGGACGGAGTCAATCACCCGCGGCAGGAAGCTCTGGAACTTCGGTGCCTCCGCGCCGATGTCCGCGCCCAGCTCGTTGACCAGGTGGGCCTGGACCGCCGCGGCGTGCGTGGCGTCGCCCTCGGGCCCGGTAGGGAACGCGGCACGCTGCGGCGCGGTCGCCCCGAACAGTCCCTCGGCGTAGCGCTGGCCCTCCGGTGTCAGTCCGGCCGCGATTTGCTGGTTGAGCAAATCACCAAGACTGGTCCCGTTCGGCAGCGTGGTGTCGGCCAGCACATGGGTAAATTCATGCCCGGCAACCTGCGCCACCGCGCGCTGCGGGTTGTTGCTGACGAAAATGGTGTCGGGCTGTTGCGGGTCTGCCGATCCATCGAAGGGAATGGCGGGATGGTCCTGGTAGAACACCGTGTCGACGCCGGCCGCGGCGTAGTGATCGCGGATCGCCTGCGCGGTCTCTGGCGGGATCGTTGGGCCGGTTTGGGCAAATTCCCCCGTTGGCTCGTCCGGGTTCCACACCTGGATCGGCACGGTCGCCCCATCGGGCGTGCGCAGTGCGTGCGTGCCGTCCGGCGCCTGTTCGAGAGTGCCGGCGCCCGCGTTGCCGAACATGCGCAGCAGCTTCGCCTGCTGCTGATCGGTGGGATCCTCGCTGGCATCGAGCGTTGCCGCGGTCGTCGCGACATCGAGCGGGGCGTTGGCGGAGGCGACGGCCCGGGCGGCGGCGATCGCCTGATCCACGTTGCCGGCCTTCAGCACATCTCGAACCGCGGGGCGCGCGAGACGCGCTGCTGCCTGGAACCCAGCGCCAAATGCCGGGATCACCGCGCCGGCGAGGAAGGTGGGCACAAGATTCTGCCCGACGCCGGCGGTGAGACTCTGATCCGGCTCTGTCGTGACCTTCGCCACGGCGTTGTCGGCGATCGTTTGAATCTGGGAGAACGCAGTCAGTGTCGCGCCGGATTTGACGCTCTCCAGCAGCACCTTCAGGAACTGGCCCTTGAACATGGCGGGGACCGACGCCGCGACATCCATCGCCTTGGCGATCGGCACCGTCATAAGCCCGGCGCTCGCCAGACCTTCCAGCGTGCCGCGCGTGGCCGCCATCTCGTCCGAGGCACCCGCGGCCTTTGCAGCGTCATACCCTTGGCCGAAGCCTTGAACCCCGGCCAGCCCGATCACTGCGGGCAACCCGCCGGCGAGGGCCGCGCCGACATAAGGGATCAGGCCGCCAACCGCTTTCACGGCCTGCACCGAGTACCGTTGCTGTTCTTCGTCGGTCAGCGGGTGCGCGGCTTCCCCGTAAGCGGTGACAGCAGCGCCAGCGCCATGCACAGCACCGCCAGCCGCCTGCAGCGCGCCGCCGGCTTCGCCGAGCGGTAGATCCTCCGGCGGCGGCGTTTCGGCGATGGACTTCTCCAGGTCGGCCCTGATTGTCGCCCGCTGGTCTGGTGAGGCATCGGCATAGCCGAGCGGGTCATCCGTCGGCGCAACAGGATTGCCGGCATCGATCTGGTCCATCACACCGAACTGAGCGCGCGCGAAGGCTTCGGCGTTCTCTGCGGTGCTTTTGAGGACGCCGCCCGCACTCGACACCATGGCGCCCGTGCCATTGAGGATCGACCCAGCAACATCGGTCGGGATTTGCGCCGCGGCCTTCCCGACGCCAGCGAGCATGCTGGACGGCGGCGGCGCTGGAGCTGCTGGGGCAGGGGGCGGTGCGAGGAAATTGACAATCTCGCTGTCCGAGTAGCCTGCGGCGCGCGCGTCGCCGATGTTCACCCCGGCATGCGCGCCGAGATAATCGGCGATCGCAGTCGGGCTGTAGCCAGCGGTCAGCGCGGCACCGATGTTGTAAGGGTCGGATGCTGCCTGGGTCTGGGGAGTGGTATCGGCCATCTACGGTCCACTGCCGGAATTGAGTATTCCCGCGCCCGGCATCGGCGTCGGTGCGGCGCCCGGCATCGGCGTCGGTGCGGCGCCTGGCGCGGCGTTCGCGCCTGGTGTCTTCAGGATCTGACTGAGCGGCGGCGCGTTGGGCGCTGGCGTTCCCGGAGGCGCGGTGTTGGTCGCCGCAGCGATGCGGCCGTGCACCAGGCTGCCCGAGTACTCGAGCGCGCGCTGTGCACCGATCAGTTGGGTTTTGAGGTCGTTGATGACGCCCTGCTGCTGTGCCTTGGCCGTATCCGATTGCTCCGGCGAGTTGTACGCCGCCGTGGCCGCCACGAGGCGCGTGTTCAATTGCGTCACGTTGTCGAGGTCGGTGCGGTACATGGCCGCCGCAGCTTGCAAGATGGTCGCCTGCGTGCCGGCGGAGGCTTCCAACGCTGTCACTTTGTCGATCAGCTTCGAATTCCCGGGATCTGCTTGCAGTGCGGCGTGCGCATCCCGCAAGTCGCTGGCGTTCTGAGCGTTGACGGCCGCCAGTGCGGTCTGCTGTTGCTGCTGAAGGATGACAGCCTGTCGTTCCGGTTCAGCGGCGGCCAGTTGCGCGTAGACATCCTTGCTCTGAATGTCAGCGCTGTATTTCGATGCTGCTGCGGCGACGCTCGCCGCACCGACCATCGCGCCAGCTTCGGCCTGGCGCCCCTGCAATTCATATTGGCCCGAGATGGTGGCGACCTTCGCCGCGTTCTCGCCTTGGCCTTTCAAAAGCGCCGTCTGCTGGCTGGCCTCGAAGGGTTGCGTCACGTTCTGCTCGCGCGCGGTCGCGAGCTGGTCCGCCAGCACGATGCCCTGCTTCGCCAGGTCGGACTTCTGCTGTTCGAGCGCGATGGGGCTGAGGGTGTTTTGCGCAAAGCTCGCCATGCCGGCGCCCAGGCCGGAGATCCCGTTCATGAGGCTGAAGGGCATTACGGCGTTCCCTGCGTGGCAGGCGTCGCCGCTCCCGGCGCGATGGTCGGCTCCAAAGCATTTGGATGTTTGACGACACCAGCTTTGAGATTAACCGCCTGCATCTTCACCGGGTCCTGCATGATGGCGTGAACCTGTGCAGCGGCTCGTTGCAGCATCGGCGGCGTGATCTTGAACGCACCGAACATGTCGTTGGTGAAGATATGGCTGGCGCGCACCAGCTCGGCTGTGCCGATCTTTGCCAGTCCCATGCGCTCGATGAGATCGAGGCCGTGGAACATCAGCGTCAGTCCGGCCGGCACCATCGCCTTGATCGGCATGACGCCCTTTTTGGTTTCACGCCGCAGGATGAGCACCAGCGCCACAGCACCGCGTGCCACACCCTTCACCGGGTCCGGGTTTTTTTTCAGCCTCGCGAATATGCTGTTAGGGCCGCCCTGGAACGCCGCTGCCATGCCGGCAACAACGACCTTCATGTAATTGGCCCGGTTGGCCGGATCGAGGCCGGCTTCGAGTTTCTCCTCCGCCTGTTGCAGTAGGGGATTGCTCAACTGGCTCCCTGAATCATCCTGGCCTGCGTTGATCATGCCGCTCATGTCGGTGCACCTGTGACGTTGACCTGCGGCGCGGCTGGAGCCGTGTTGATCATGCCCGGCACCGGAGCCACCAATGGAGCAGGTGTCCCGGTCACAGGCGTGTTGCTGGCGACCGTCTTTGGTTGCTCCAGGTTGCTCTGCTGGAACTGCAACATGTTCGCCGCCGCCTGATTTTGTGCAGCCTGCGCTTGAAACGCGCTGACCTGTGCCGGCGTCAGCGAGCTGAACGCACTGGAGAGCAGCGAACCGCCCGCTTGCAGCGCACCCGAAATTCCGGCGTAGGAGATCGTTGGGTTCCCGTTGACGAAGTCGAGCAACCCCTTGAACGCGCCCCCGGAACTTGACGGCGTCGTCGTGTCTAGCTCGCCGGTGTCGACAACGCCGGGGCTTGTCTCCACACCGCCCGCTGCGGGCGTTACCGTGGAAGGGGGCATCTGCGTCACTGCGTTGGCGGTGGGCGCGGCGGTGGGCTGTCCGGTCGTAGGATTGGTGACCGTCGTGTCACCGGACGCTGCGGGTTCCGACGCCGTGGCATTGAGACTGATATCAGACCCGTTCGCGCCCGTGGGCGGCGGCACGCCGGATGCTGCTGCTGCGGCCGTTGGTTCTGCTGTAGCCGTGCCCGTGTCGGCGACATCGAGGCCGAGCGGATCACCAGCGCCCGCCGCCCCGCCGGTGGCCTCGGCGGTATTGGCCAAGCCAAGTGGGTCCCCGCTTCCTGCGATGCTGTCCACCACATCACCGCTGCCTGTCGCCGCAGCAGCATCCGAGGTTGATGCCGCAGTCGCTGGCGCCGAAGAAATGTCGGATGCCGCGTCAGCCCCGAGCACACCGGCGCTCGATGCCAGTGCGCCAACGCCGCCGACCACGCCGAGCGCCAGGCCGGCATACGACAATGCCTTGTCGCCGGTCACCGCGCCGATGACACCGAGTCCGGCTCCGACGGCAGCGATGGTTTCAAAGCCCACCGTCAAAGCTGTCGCTGTGACCGCTATGCCCACGTCGGCTGCGACGGCTGCGACTGCTGTGCCGATTGCGGCAACGAGTCCCATTGCTCAAGCCTTCACGGTGAGATCGAGCCGGTACATCGTGCCCAGCTCCTCGTAGCCCAATCGCCGATACATGATGCCGAGCCGCGGCCCGGCGCCGCGGATGCCGGCGCGGGCGAACACATCGGTCAGCCCCTTCCCGCGCAGCCTGTCGATCGCCGCGCGTTGCAGCTTCATGCCGAGACCACCGGGGCACTCTCGCGATACGAAAAACGGCAAATGCAGCACCTCGATGCGGTCCGCTGCATCCAGTGATGGACCAATGACCGACATGAGGTAACCGAACATCCGACCGTTGCTGCGCGCGGTCACGATCTGCATCGCGCCCATCGCATCGAGCTTGCGCAGCAGCGGGATGTTCTTCGCTTTGTAGTCGTCCACGTCCTGGCCGGTTGCGATCATATGCTCACGAATGAGCGGCTTCGCATCGCGGAACCACGTGTCGAAATCTTCCTCCTGGAAGGTGAACCCCTCCGGCGGCGTCGTTGGCCGCGACATGATGACCAGGCTGCGCTGCCGCGCCGCCCGCGCCAGTTTCAGGAGCTGCGGCAGATAGGCGTGGCAGTAGCGGACCTGGGCGGCGAGATTGCCGGACACGTGTTTCGCGTCCCACGCGCGCCACCATGACGGGTCGTGCCGACATCCGAGGCAGTGCTCGAAGACAGCGGCGCACACGTCCTCCCGCACCAGGTCATCGAACCGCACCGAAAGCACGCCAGGAACGCGGCGCTCGATCTGCTCCAGCTTCCGGTCGGAAGCCCTGATCAATGCCGCGACCGTATCTCCCGCAAAGCCTTCCCGCGCGAGACTTGCCAGCACGTCATCGACCGGCCGGCGCACCACCACGATCCGTGCCGATGGTTGATCGCGCACCAGCAGGCGCCAGAACGGCGCTGCGGCAGTTTCGACGCTGCCGATGCTGCGTTGGGTGAACCACGTCGCGATGTCATCGAGCGACTGCATGCGCTGCAACTCGTCGTGGCCGCACACCCAACCGCCATAGGACAGAAAGCCAGAAAGCCAGAAGGTGCGGCTTTTCGGGAGCGCGAAGACGACGAACGCGCTCATCCGGTGAAGTTGAGGGTTGAACTGACCTGTTCGTTATTGGCGATGCCCTCGATCGCTTGCAGGGAGTCCTGGAGGGCCGCCACCTGGTCGTTCATCGCCTGGGTCTGCTGGTCGGTGGAAAGGTCGGGGTTGGTGATGATGTTCGACAGGTTGGTCAGCGTCTGCGTGTAGATCTGCGCGGCCGAGGAGGAGGTTTGCAGCAGCGTCTTGTTCTGGTCGGTGAGGTTCTGAATTTGGGTGTTCACCGCCCCGTTCGCCGCGATGTTGGCGAGCGCCGCCTGGTTGTTGGCGTTCGCTATGTCCATCGCGCTGGTGTTGTTCATCGCCGCGATCACCTGGGCCGATGCGGTCTGCTGCTGCTCGACCGACAGGCTGGTGTTCGACTGGATGTTGGCGAGAATTTCCGACATCGCGTTGTTCTGCTGCGCGACGGACAGGCTCGTATTCGACTGAATGTTGGCGATCGCCTCCGAACTCGCGGTCTGAATGTCGGCGATGTTGGTCGATCCCGCGATCGTCTGCATGTTGCCGATCAGGGTGTTCTGAGCGGACGCTGTCGCAGCACCTGCCGTGTTGGCCGCGCCCGCATTGAACTGGCTGTTCTGCGTCTCAAGCGTCGCGTTGGCTGTTGATGCCGCGTTGTCGGCCGCCGCCTTCGCGGCCAGGGCGGTGTTTTGCGCGGTCGTCGTGTTGGTGGCTGCCGTGGCGTAGGTGTTGGCGTCGGCCGCGGCGATCGGCTCGGCCGCCGTATAGAGCGCGGCTTGATCCGCGGTGACGGCATCCGAGGAATTGATCAGCCCGCGCTGATTCATCTGCATGCTCGCGTTGGCTTCCGCCTGCTGCATCAGCGGCGAGCCGGACGCGATGATGTTCGATATTTGCCCGGAAACGGTCTGGTTCGGCGTGACCGTGAAGCTGTTTGGCGTGATGCCGGTCGTGGTGGCGCTCGACGATTGCGCGGCCTGCGGATTGTAGGACGCCGCTGTCGGTGCGGCTGTCGGAGCGGTGCTGACTGCGGGTATCTGCGACGTGCCGGGGCTGACGGGCGCCGGCTGGCCGGGGACGCTGTTGATCAGCCCGGCAGTGGTCGGCGGTTGGGTCGGTGCGTTGACGCCCGGGGTGATGCTTGCGGACATCAAGCGCGCGCTTCCAGCGCTTCGATGCGGGTGAAGGCTGCTTGCAGCGCGGCAGTCAGGTAGGCGATCTCGTGCAGATAATCGCGCGTCAGCCGATGGCCTTCCGGCGCGTATCCGTCGCTCTTGGCAACGCGAGGGTCAGTGTCAGCGATGAAGCCGATCGCCTCGCCGCGGCCGTTGTCGAGGTCGTCCTGCGCCAGGAATCCCGCGCGCTTTTGGCCATCCATGACAAACGTGCACGGCTTGCCGTTCCTCACCCACGTGGCGCCGCTCTCCGGCGCGATGTAATCGATCTTGGTTTTCTTTCGCTTGTCGGACGTGTTGGCGAACCCGTTGGCCGCGACGATCCAGTTTGAGCCTACGATGCTGGCGGCCACGCTCCATGGGCCGCCGCTGATCGTCGTGCCGGCGCCGTTCCAGATCGCGCCGCTGCCACTCGCTCCGCCTCCGCCCGACGCATTGATGGTGCCGTTCGCCTGGATGCTTCCCCACGTGATGTTCGACCCCGAGTCGACATCCTGGTTGAAGGCGTAGGGCAGGCCAGAAATGCCGCTCCACGGGACGCCGCCGGCGTTACCCGTGACGTTGATGCTGTAGGTGCCCCCGTTGTTCGTGACCGCGGTGCTGCCGTTGATGGTCACGCTGCTGCCGGTCAGTTTCAGCACGTACGTGCTGGTCAGCGTCAGGTTCGCGCCGGTGTTGTATTGAAGGAATTCCCCGCTCGCGAGCTGGAGGACCTGGTTGCCGCCATTGTTCGGGTTGATGAGGCAGGCGCCGCCAGTGCCGAAGAAGGTTGTGCCGGTCGTTGTGGTCGTGCCGCCAACCGTCGCGTTGTTGGTGACCGCCAGGCCGACGCCAGATGAGGAGAATGTCGTGCCGCCGGTGACGGTGCCACCAGCCAGCGGCAGGTAAGTGCCGTATGTCGCGAGACCGCCGCTCGAGTCCACGCCGTTTGCCATCGCTGCGGCGACGCCAGTGCCGAGACCACTGATACCCGAGGAGACCGGCAGTCCCGTGGCGTTCGTCAGCGTCACGCTCGATGGCGTGCCCAGGATGGGCGTCACCAGGGTCGGTGATGTGACAAGCACAAGGTTGCCGGTACCCGTCACGCCGGCCGCAAGCGCAGTTGCGACGCCGGTCCCAAGGCCCGCGATACCAGTCGAAACCGGAAGGCCAGTCGCGTGGAGCAGCGTCAAGGTCGGCCCGATCGACAGGACGATGTTGTTCGTCCCGGTAGTACCGGTCGCAAGCGCGAGCGCCACACCGCCGCCGAGACCGCTGAGATTCGAGGCAACGTAGCCCGTGGTGTTCGCCAGGTTGCCACTGGCCACATTGCCCAGATTTGGCGCCGCCAAGGTCGCCCCGCTGGACAGCACGACATTGCCGCTGCCAGTCACACCGGCCGCGAGTGCCGACGCCACGCCAGCCGCGAGGCCACTGATGCCCGTCGCAACCGGAAGGCCGGTCGCGTTGGTGAGTACGCCGCTGGCCGGAGTACCCAAGGCGGGCGTTACCAACGTCGGGCTTTGCAGCGTCGCACTTACCAGCGTCGGTGTTTGCAGCGTCCCTGACGTGGCAAGCACGAAGGCACCGGAGCCGGTCGTGGTCGACACAGTCATTCCCGTGCCGCCCGAATTGACGACCACAGGAGCGTTGGCCGTGAGCACCGGCGGCAGCATCGCAAAGCCCGCGGCGATCGCCGCAAACTCGCCCCGCTGCGGCGCGGACGATCCGGGAGAGCCGGTCGCCGGCGTGCCACTCACGTTATAATACGGATTGCTCATACGCGGATCCCGCGGCCCATCGAGTAGTGGTAGATCATCGAGTTGAGCGTGAACGCGCTCGTGTAATTGCCGCCGGTCGTTATGATGACCTGCACGTTTTCAGCCGTGCCGGTCATGTCGACATCAGTCGGCAGCAGCGTCGTGCCGTCCCAGGTGAAAGCATCCCAGGTGAAAGAGTCCCAATGCGGCGCTGGAGAGAATCCGGTGGAATAGGTCGTCGACGCCGGCTGTCCGACCAGGCTCGAGTCGTAGCCAAGCTGGTAGCCGAACTGGAACGTGGCGTAGCCGTCGCCCTGCGCTTCGACCGAACCGGCGCGGAACCGCTTCAGGATGCGAGGCGACTTGAGCGCGTCCCAGGCCAACTCCAGGTAGGCATCGATCGGGCCACCATCAAAACTGGTGCCGCGCTCAAGCTGGTAGACATACCCGAGGCCATCGGATGAGCCGAAGTAGATCACTTCGTCATCGAGCGTCGTGACGCCCTGATCGCAGGAGCACACCGGATTGGGAAACAGCACCGGGAGACCCCCGAGGTACTGCTGGTTGATCATCGTCAACCAGAGGCCGTAGCCATCCGAAAAGAACAGCCGATACGAACTCTTTTCACGGAAGATGCAGGACGCCGCCAGCTTGCTGCGTTCCTGGATGATGAACGGCAGCATGTTCTTGGTGAGCGTGGTCGGGAGGAAGTTGCCCCAGTTCAGCGTGGTGCGCAGCGTCACCACCCCGAGCGTGTCGAGCACGAAGGTGTCGAACAGATTTTGCACCGAGCGCGGCAGTGCGCCGAGGCCGGTGTTGAACGTCACGTAATTGAACGTGGTCGGATCGGTCCCGTAGAGGAACGCCGTGTTGCTTTCCAGGTAGACGCCGAGCGTCGCCGTGGTCTGGCTGCCCGGCAGCGTCAGCATCGCGGTTACGGTATCGCCGGTCGCGATCTCGCCGCCGCCATCGACCGCGTCCCACTTGAACGGCGTGCCGACACCGCAATAGAACAGCGATGAAGCCTGCGAAATGACCAGATAGTTCTTGTGGAATGTGATGTGCGACGGCGCGTCAGGTGACAGGCCGGTCGCGATCGGGGCGTACGTTGTGCCATCGAACTCGAAGCACTTGTTGACCCCATCGCAGCCGTAGATGCGGCGCGTGACCAACTGGCCGGAGAAGTTGCATTTGACGAATTCGTACTTGCCACCCGGCAACAGTGTGATCGGGGTTTGAACGCCGGACAGCGTGATTGCGCCGCCGCTCGATGTCGTCGCCGCACCCGATGTGAAGTTGCCGCCCGTGGGGTTGGTGACCACGAAGGCGCCGACGGCGCTGGACCCGGAAAACGACCCGGACTGCCACATGACGCGCTGGATCGTCGCCGTGACGCCGCCCTGCGTGAGCGTGTCACCGTCCGATGGCTGCGCCGAACCGCCGGTCCAGTTCACCAGATTGAAGAACGGCACCAGCGTCCAGCCGGAGGCCGTTGTCTTGTAGAGCAGGACCGCGGTGCCACCAGCATTCGCGCGGAAGGCGTAGAGGTTGTCTACGCCGTTGAAGATCATCCCCACCGGATAGACCGGGCCGCTGCCGGGCACCGCACCGATCAGCGCCCGATAAACATCCGCCGCGCCGGCCGTGTAGATCGCGTCGGTCTGCGGGCTGATCGCAACGGTGAGCGGAGCTGCGTTCCCGACCGTGACGGGGCCGGGTGTCGTCAGGGCGCTGGCCTGGTCAAAATCGCCGCTGACCTGCGTGACCGCGATATACGGGGCTGCCCCGGCCACCACTTCGAAGATCGTGCCTGTAGCGCCCGTCACGGCTTGCGTGACGACCTGGCCGACGGTCGGCACATTGGTGAAGCTCGCCACCTGGACCAGCAGGTAGCTTGCGGAACTCGGCGCTGCGCGCCCGTCGACCCGTTCGTATCCGACGATCCGGCCATAGCCACCGGACTGCGCGCACTCGAAATTCACCCCGTCGCGCACCGCGCCAGGTTGCAGCCGCAGCGACGGCGTGACCTGGTCCAAACCGCCAGGGAACGAGACGCCGGTCGGCGTGACGCCACCACCCAACGGGGTGACGGAATACTTGACCGCCGGCAGATTGGCGGTGCGGTTGCTCATGCCAGCGAGCCGCCGAAGCCCATGGCGGGCAGGCGCGCAGCGAGGAGCTGGCGATCCATCGCGCCGAACTCGGCCTCCGCGCGTTGCAGAACGTCAGCGGCAGCCTCGTAGAAGCCGTATTTTTTCATCGCGCGGTAGACGATGACCATGTGCCATCGCGTCGGCAGGCCTGCGGGCAGGTCAGTGTCGGCCGCCATCAGCGAGGGCGCCATCCAGTAATCGCCCGTGATGGTGTAGAGCCCGTTCGGCGGCGGCCCGAGATTGAGTGACTGATCGGGACCGACGGCGACCACGTACGGCCGCGTCGTCACCGAGCGCATTGCGCCAAGCATGTAGCTGTCGCGCCAGGTGTCGAACGGAATGTCGTCGAGGAATGTCTCGTCCAGCGGGAAGCCGCTGGCCGCGAACACGCTGGTTGTGTAGCAGCGGAAGGTCTCGCAGTCCCACTTGCCAAAGCTGTCCACGGCAATGCCGACCTGGCCTGGGCCGGTGCCAAGCGGTGTGGTGAACTGGCCTGACGCGGGCGCGAAGCTCACGCCTGAGCCAAGGATGCTGCTCGCGCGCATCCAATCCCAATCATCGTGCTCGGTCTGAAGTTCGTTCCAGGAATCGCCGACCCAATTGACGATGCGCCCCAGACTGCCGATCTGGTTTGCAGTCGTGGTCAACGTACCGGACACGCCGCATTCGACCGCGGCGCGTTGGGCAAGGGAGAGGAAGTTCACTGCGGCGCCTCAGTAGTTGCGCCGACGCATTTCAGTGAGCCACGCCACGCCCTTTGGGTTCTTGTCCTCGATGATCGAGAACGAGTGCACCGCAGAGGTGAACCGCTGTTCCGTGTTGAACGGGTGTTCGCTGTCCGGATTCCGCACCTCGGTGTGGACCGTGTCGAGTTTCGTGCGGACGATCACTTCGAGATATTTGCGCTTGATGATGATCGGCTGGCCTACCGGCAGCCAGCCAATCGCGAACCATTTGCCGTTCTGAAAAATCTCCGCTTTCTGGCCATTCACCCACACAGCGAACCGCGAGATGGCGTTGCGGTCAGCAGACGGCTCCAGCCGGATCGTGACCGGCTCCTCCATGAACGCGAGCGCGTCCTTGTAATCCTTGGTGGCGAGCGCAGCATCGACCAGGATGACGTCGCCGTCATACGTGTCCGGATCGGGGGGAATAGGACGCTGCTCGATCGGCAGCTTGTCGCTGTGCAGTTCCTGGCGTCCCATAATGATGTCCTCTTGGAGTTTGAAGCGATGAGCGACAGCACGGACCCGTTCCACCAAATCCAGGCGGTCCTTGCCGGCCACTCGGAAAAGCAGGTGATGCAGGCGCTGCTTCAATCGCTGCTGGTGGCGATCGGCGTGTCGGCGCCCGATCTTGAACACGCGGAGGCGCTTATCGACGCGCTGCCCGCCGAGCTGAAACCGCTGCTGCGCGCCGAGTGGGATAACTAC